GGCTGATTAATAACGTGTTGCTGACGGAAAAAAGGATTGAAGCCTGCCTGCAGGTTAAGCCACCTCAGCATGTTTACGATGCCCTGATCAGTATCGGCTTTAATGTCGGAACGGGGGCAATCTGCCGATCAACAATGGTTTCTTACATCAATCGCCAGCAATGGTGGCAGGCGTGCAACCAGCTCCCCCGCTGGATTTATGTAAATGGTCAACGGAATAAAGGGCTGGAAAACAGGCGCGACCGTGAGCTTGCCTGGTGCCTTAAAGGGGCGGGGGCATGACGCGCGCGCTGGCGGTGATCCTGGCTCTGGTGCTGGCGTTGCTGGGCTGGCAGTCATGGCGGCTCAACAATGCCGGTCACACCATCGCGACGCAGGCTGGGGCGCTTAAAAATAACAAGCAGGAGCTGGCGAAGAAAAACAGCCAGCTCATCAGCCTGTCCATTCTTACCGAAACCAACAGCCGGGCGCAGATGCAACTTTATGCTGCAGCGGAGGAGACTTCCGCGCTGTTGCGGAGTCGCCAGCGCCGGATCGAGGAGCTAAAACGTGAAAACGAGGATTTACGCCGCTGGGCTGACACTCCTTTGCCTGCTGACATTATCCGGCTGCGGGAGCGCCCGACCCTCGCCGGAGGTGCAGCTTACCGTGAGTGGTTGTCCAAAAGTGACGCAATGTCGCCTGGACAGGTCAGCACCGCGCAGTAATGGGGATTTGAACCAGGTGCTGGATGAGACTGAGGCCGCCTGGGCAGTATGTGCCGACAAAGTGGACACGATCATAGCGTGTCAGGAGCGAGACAGTGAACAAGCCGCAGTCCCTACGCAACGCCCTGAATAAATCGGTGGCGTATGTCCGTGACAACCCGGACAAACTGCACCTTTTTGTTGATAACGGTTCGCTGGTCGCAACCGGCGCCCGTTCAATGTCATGGGAATATCGCTACACCCTGAACGTGGTGATTGAAGACTTTAGCGGCAACCAGAATTTAGTGATGGCGCCCGTATTGCTCTGGTTAATGACCAATCAACCGGACGCTATCAACAACCCGGAGCTGCGCGAAAAATTTTTTACCTTTGACGTCGATATCCTGAGCAACGATCTGTGTGATATCAGCCTCAATCTGCAGCTCACGGAGCGCGTGATTGTCAGCACAGACGGCACCGTATCGAGCGTTGAAGCGGTGCTGGAACCCGACGTACCCGACGAAATGTGGACGGTGAAATGTGGATGACCTGCAGAGGGTGGATGACTGGCTGGCGGCCCTGCTGGCGAATCTGGAACCGGCAGCCCGCAACCGTATGATGCGACAACTGGCGCAGGAGCTGCGCCGGTCGCAACAGCAAAATATCAGGCTGCAGCGCAATCCAGACGGCACTACCTTTGAGCCGCGCCGGATGACGGCCAGAAGTAAAAAGGGGCGCATCAAGCGCCAGATGTTCGCCAAATTGCGCACCACTAAATACCTGAAAACCGCAGCCACTGCGGACTCTGCCAGCGTGCAGTTTGAGGGGAAAGTCCAGCGCATCGCCCGTGTTCACCATTATGGTCTGCGTGATCGAGTCAGACGCAACGGCCCGGAGGCCCGGTACCCGGCACGCCGTCTTTTGGGTATCAACGATGTGATAGAAGAATTAACACGGGATACTCTTCTACGCTGGATTATTAGGTTGTGAATTATATAAAGTAATTTGCTCAATTGCTTCGTCTATAGATATTTTAATGAATGCCCATTCATAAATATCGAAGAAGCAAACGTATATTTTACATTCTGGGAGGTGTTGAGTGATTCTATCTCGCATTGTTTTTAAATAATCATGCTTGTATGCATTTCTAAGGCCGATGTAAATTTCCTTAATGCTGGAGCTGCTTATGGGCTGTATTTCATTTCTATATCGTGAAATATTTCTTACCACCCTAACTTCTTCTTCGTATGACCAATAAGCAGGTTTGTAGAGAAAGGTTCTTTGTAGTGCTTCCAGAAAATCAGGATTGTAATGAAACTGCATTCCTTCAAAGAAATTGAGATTATCAGAGTTTATGTAAGGATTATGGGGTTTAGTTGATGCATAAATAACACTGCCATACTTTGCTGGGATGACATTCAAACCCTCATCATTTAATTCTGCTTCGTTGGCATCTATGCCAAAAACAACTCCTGCATGCGAGCCATTATCCTTATCAAGCAAGATGCTTTTTTTATCATCATAATTTGCACCCTTACCATAATGTGCCCACATCAGAGGATTTAATGGAGCGCGAGTCAAAGATAAAATTCCATATGATATGGAAGCGGAAAGAAATTTTAAAGTTTGTTCTTTATATTGTTCTTCCGAGCCATAGTGTAAACCTGTTAATTCAAAAGGATCGTTTAGAGATGATGCTCTTGAAAATTTCAATGTTGAATTTTTTATAATTAAGTCTGCTGTTTCAGAGTCGACATATTTATATAGAATCATTTTCAAGCCTTAGATTAAATTGTTTCTATTAACTTCCATGGCCTTAGATGTTATCCCTTAATTGTAAGGGACACCATACAGTGCAAGCTAGTTTTGTGATTCCCCGAGGTAATGCAATCTCATCCTATGAACGCACAACTAACCGAAATCATGCGCCTTATCACCAACCTGATCCGCTCCGGAACCGTAACCGAAGTGGACCGGGAAAACTGGCTGTGCCGGGTGAAAGTGGGCGACCTTGAAACCAACTGGATTAACTGGCTGACACTGCGCGCAGGCGGTGCCCGTACATGGTGGTGCCCGTCGCCGGATGAGCAGGTGGTGGTGCTGAGTATGGGCGGCAATCTGGAAACCGCTTTTGCCTTACCTGCGATCTATTCCAACCAGTTCGCGCCGCCGTCGGACTCTGTGGACGGCTGCGTAACGGAATACCCGGACGGTGGCTGGTTTGAATATGAACCCGCGACCGGCCGCTGGCATGTGCGGGGTATCAAATCCATGGTGATCGAGGCTGCAGATAACATAACCCTGAAAACGGGGGAATTTGTGGTGGAAGCAAGCAACACGCGCATAAACAGCGAGGTGGTGATCAATGGTGGCGTCACCCAGGGCGGCGGCGCCATGAGTTCTAACGGGATCGTAGTCGATAAACACGGTCATACCGGCGTTAAATCCGGCGGTGATACATCGGGAGGCCCAGTATGACGCTTTATATCGGCATGAGTCAGGGCAACGGCAGGGCCATTACCGACACGGATCACCTGCGCCAGTCGGTCCGGGATATTCTGTTGACCCCGCAGGGGAGCCGCATTGCCCGGAGGGAATACGGCTCGCTTCTGTCTGAACTGATAGACCAGCCGCAGAACCCGGCGCTGCGCCTGCAGGTAATGTCTGCGGTCTATGTGGCTCTGAGTCGCTGGGAGCCACGGCTTACCCTGGATTCCATCACCATAGACAGCAGTTTTGATGGTTCGATGGTGGTTGAGCTTACCGGGCAGCGTGATAACGGCGCGCCGGTTTCACTTTCGGTATCAACAGGAGCAGACAATGGCAGTCATTGACCTTTCCCAGCTGCCCGCCCCGCAGATAGTGGATGTGCCGGATTTTGAAACGCTGCTAAACGAACGGAAAGCCGCGTTTATAGCCCTTTATCCTGCAGACGAGCAGGACGCGGTAAGGCGCACGCTTGAGCTGGAGTCTGAACCCGTGACCAAGCTCCTGCAGGAAAATGCGTATCGTGAAATCCTTCTGCGCCAGCGCATTAACGAGGCGGCACAGGCGGTCATGGTGGCTTATGCCATTGGCGGCGATCTTGATCAGATGGCCGCCAACTACAACGTGAAGCGGCTGACGGTTACTCCTGCGGATAACGACGCGGTGCCGCCGGTCGCAGCGGTAATGGAAAGTGATGAGGCGCTGCGCCTGCGTGTTCCTGCTGCATTTGAGGGGCTGTCCGTTGCGGGGCCGACGGCGGCCTACGAGTTTCACGCTAAAAGCGCTGACGGGCGAGTGGCTGACGCCAGCGCAACCAGCCCGGCACCGGCGGAGGTGGTGCTTACCGTACTGAGCCGTGAAGGCGACGGAACGGCAGCGGCGGATCTGCTGGCAGTGATTGAACAGGCGCTTAACAGTGAGAACGTGCGGCCGGTTGCTGACCGTCTGACGGTGCGCAGCGCTGAAATTATTCCGTACAGCGTGGATGCGACGATCTTTCTTTACCCAGGACCAGAAGCTGAGCCGGTGATGGAGGCGGCAAAAGCCAGCCTGCAGAAATATATCGCCAGCCAGACGAGGCTGGGGCGCGATATTCGCCGCAGTGCTATTTATGCCGCGCTGCATGTTGAAGGTGTGCAGCGTGTTGAGCTGGCCTCGCCGCTCGCTGATGTGGTGCTGGATAAGACACAAGCCGCTTCATGTACGGAATGGAGCGTAACCAACGGGGGGACGGATGAATAGTCTGCTTCCTCCTGGTTCATCGCCGCTTGAGCGCCGTCTCGCTCAGACCTGCAGCGGAATTTCTGATCTGCAGGTGCCGCTGCGGGATTTATGGAACCCGGCAACATGCCCGGTCAAGTTTCTGCCGTATCTGGCGTGGGCCTTTTCGGTTGATCGCTGGGACGAAGGATGGGCGGAGAGCGTGAAGCGCCGCGTGGTGCAGGATGCGTTCTATATCCATCAACACAAGGGCACAACCAGCGCTGTGCGGCGTGTGGTGGAGCCGTTCGGCTTTCTGATCCGCATCATTGAATGGTGGCAGACCGGCGAGGCGCCGGGCACGTTTCGCCTTGATATTGGGGTGCAGGACCAGGGCATAACAGAGGAAACCTATCTGGAGCTGGAGCGCCTGATCGGTGACGCCAAACCCTGCAGCAGGCATCTGATCGGCATGTCCATAAATCTGCAGACGAGCGGGCCATATTTTGTGGGGGCTGCCACTTACAGCGGCGAAGAAATCACGATTTACCCGTATATCAACGAAACCATCATTTCCGGTGGTTCTGCCTACGAGGGCGGCGCCGTCCATGTTATTGACACAATGAGAGTGAATCCATGAGCGCAAAATTTTATACCCTGCTGACGGATATCGGCGCGGCGAAACTGGCAAATGCCGCCGCGCTCGGTGTTCCGCTGAAAATTACACAGATGGCGGTGGGGGATGGCGGCGGCGTGCTGCCAACGCCCAGCGCGCAGCAGACAGCGCTAGTTGCTGAAAAGCGCCGTGCGGCATTGAATATGCTGTATATCGATCCGCAGAACAGCAGCCAAATTATTGCTGAGCAGGTGATCCCCGAAACTGAGGGCGGTTGGTGGATTCGTGAGGTCGGTCTGTTCGATGAAACCGGCGCACTGATTGCCGTCGGTAACTGCCCTGAGAGCTACAAGCCGCAGCTGGCCGAGGGGAGCGGGCGCACTCAGACCGTGCGCATGGTGCTGATTACCAGCAGTACCGATAACATCACCCTGAAAATTGACCCGGCAGTGGTGCTGGCAACCCGCAAATATGTGGATGACAAAGTGCTGGAGTTGAAGGTGTATATGGATGATCTGATGGCAAAGCATACCGCCGCCAGCGATCCCCATACGCAGTATGCACCGAAAGCCAGCCCGACATTCACTGGTACACCAAAAGCGCCGACGGCGGCGGCAGGCAATAATTCCACGCAGCTTGCCAACACGGCTTTTGTGCAGGCGGCAATTGCCGCGCTTGTTGATTCCTCGCCGGGCGCACTTGATACGCTAAACGAACTGGCCAAAGCGTTAGGTAACGATCCTAACTTTGCCACCACCATGACTAATGCCCTTGCCGGTAAAATGGATAAATCAGCTAATGGTGCTGATATCGCTGATATTTCCGCGTTTCTGAATAATCTTGGTTTGGGGGCTGGCTCTGCTCTTCCAGTTGGTGTTCCTGTTCCATGGCCTCTTGCGGCAGCCCCCGCTGGCTGGCTGAAATGCAATGGTGCTGCCTTTACGGCGGCGCAGTATCCGAAGCTGGCGCAAGCGTATCCGGGGCTAAAACTTCCTGATTTACGTGGTGAATTTATTCGTGGATGGGATGATGGGCGTGGTGTGAATGCGGGGCGTGGGTTACTGACCAACGAGGAACATACAATTATTTCCCACAATCATGCAATTCCTACAACGGTTAATAGCCCAACGGTGGTTCCTCCTGGAATAGAGCAGGCAATAGCAAATGAAACTATTTTTTCTCCTGCTTCCCAATATGGTTGTGACTATTGGGCAAATGGAGGCAGGACATTCACTTATATGTCTGGTGGGAAAAATGGATCTGAGAGCATCAATGATGCATCTTCCTTGAGCGGTGAAACTCGTCCGCGCAACATCGCATTCAACTTTATCGTGAGGGCCGCATGATGCAGAGCGCAGTTATAGAAAATGGATTTGCCGTCGTCGCTGGTGAGGTTGTTGTGTTTAATTATGACAGTCTGACGCGGGTTTATTTGTCGCAAACAACGGAGTTTATTCCGGTGGGCGTCAGCATTCCGGCAAATGCCTGTACGGACAAGCCACTGGCAGCAAAAAAAGGTTATGTTGTCTGCCGGAACAGTCAACTGACCGGATGGGAATATCTGGCTGATCATCGCGGTGAAACCGTCTGGAATATCAGAACCGGGGCGGAGCAGCGAATTACTGTGCCGGGAGATTATCCTGCTGATACCACTATATACCCGCCATCGACACCATATGATAAGTGGAACGGTGAGCGCTGGGTAACAGATGAGGCGGCGAAAGCAGCTGCAGTAATTGCCGAAGCTACATCAACAAAAGCAGCACTCATTAAAAGCGCCGCTGCCAAAATCGAACCCCTGCAGGATGCTGTTGATCTGGATATGGCAACAGATGAAGAAAAGAGCCGCTATGATGCCTGGCGAAAATACCGCGTATTGCTGACGCGCGTGGATACATCGCAGGCCCCCGACATTAACTGGCCTGAACCTCCCGAAGATTAATACTGTCCCCGCACCTGCGGGGATTTTTTTACCCATTCCATTGTGCCATTCCCCACACAAAGCCCGCCGCGTGCGCCGCGCGCATATCAACAGAACATAGGCACACCCCCTGTAAACCGGAGAGACTGCCATATGGCTCAGGATTACCACCACGGGGTGCGCGTTGTTGAAATCAACGAGGGCACCCGACCTATCACCACGGTGAGCACAGCCATCGTGGGCATGGTCTGCACCGGCGATGATGCCGATGCGTCCGTGTTCCCCCTCAATAAACCGGTCCTGCTTACCGACGTGCTGACCGCCAGCGGTAAAGCAGGCGAGTCCGGCACGCTGGCCCGCTCGCTGGATGCAATTGCCGACCAGGCTAAACCCGTGACCGTCGTTGTTCGCGTTGCACAGGGTGAAACCGAAGCGGAAACAACCTCCAACATTATCGGCGGCGTGACAGCTGACGCTAAAAAAACGGGCATGAAAGCGCTGTTATCTGCGCAGTCCCAGCTCGGCGTTAAGCCGCGCATTCTTGGCGTGCCGGGACACGACACGCAGGCGGTAGCTACTGAGCTGCTGAGCGTGGCGCAGAGTCTGCGCGGTTTTGCTTATCTGTCCGCCTACGGCTGCAAAACAGTGGAAGAGGCTATTGCCTATCGCGCTAATTTCAGCCAGCGCGAGGGGATGCTGATCTGGCCTGATTTCATCAGTTTTGACACCGTGCTGAATGCTGACGCAACGGCTTACGCCTCAGCCCGTGCGCTTGGTCTGCGTGCCAAAATTGACGAGCAGACCGGCTGGCATAAATCCCTGTCCAACGTGGGCGTGAACGGCGTCACCGGCATTTCTGCTGATGTGTTCTGGGATTTGCAGGACCCGGCAACCGATGCGGGGCTGCTGAACCAGAACGATGTCACCACGCTGATCCGCAAAGACGGTTTCCGCTTCTGGGGTTCCCGCTGCCTCAGTGACGATCCTCTGTTTGCTTTTGAAAACTACACCCGCACCGCGCAGGTACTGGCTGACACCATCGCAGAAGCGCACATGTGGGCGGTGGATGGCGTGCTTAACCCGTCGCTGGCCCGCGACATTATCGAAGGTATTCGCGCCAAACTGCGCAACCTGAAAACCCAGGGCTACATCATCGGCGCCGATTGCTGGCTGGATGAGTCCGTAAACGATAAAGATTCCCTGAAAGCCGGGAAACTCACTATCGATTACGACTATACGCCGGTACCGCCTCTGGAAAACCTGATGCTGCGCCAGCGCATCACCGATCAGTATCTGCTGGATTTCTCCAGCCAGGTCAGCGCGTAAGGGGACAATATGGCTTTACCACGCAAGTTAAAACACCTGAACCTGTTTAACGACGGGAATAACTATCAGGGGATCGTTGAGTCCCTGACCCTGCCTAAATTCGGCCGCAAGTTTGAAAAGTATCGCGGCGGCGGTATGCCCGGTTCGGCTGATGTTGATCTGGGGCTGGATGATGGCGCGCTGGACACGGAATTTTCAATCGGTGGCACTGAACTGCTGTTATTCAAACAGATGGGTAAAGCCACCGTTGACGGTATCCAGCTGCGTTTCACCGGCTCCATTCAGCGTGACGATACCGGCGAAGTGCAGGCCGTTGAGTTGGTTGTGCGCGGGCGACATAAAGAAGTCGATTCCGGCGAATGGAAAACCGGCGAGAGCAACACCACAAAAGTCAGCAGCACCAACAGTTACGCGAAGCTGACCATTAACGGCGAGGTGCTTTATGAGGTTGATGTGATCAACATGATTGAAATCGTTGATGGCGTGGACCTGATGGAAGAACACCGCAATGCCCTGGGCCTCTGATCTACTTTAAAGGCGCGGGCAGCCGCGCCAGTACCTTATTAACAGGAAATGACAATGAGCGAACAACAGACTGAAAAAACCGTACAGCTGGACACCCCAATCAAACGCGGCAAAACCGAAATTGCCGAAATTGTGCTGCGCAAGCCGCAGTCCGGCGCGCTGCGTGGCACCCGCCTGCAGGCGATCATGGATATGGACGTCGGCGCGATGATGACGATTATTCCCCGCATCTCAACGCCCGCGCTGACTGCTCAGGAAATGGCTGAAATGGACCCAGCCGATCTCACCGCGCTTTCGGTTGAGGTGGTCACTTTTTTGTTGAAGAAATCGGTGCTTGCCGGTTTGCCGACAGCCTGACGGTAGAAGACCTGGTGGCTGATATCGCCACCATTTTTCACTGGCC